AACGACTGGCAAGTATAGGAATGAATATCTCGGAGAGAATACAGCCGAGACAAGAAAAAAAATTAAATCAGGCGAATATATACTTACCGATTTAAACAACCGTTAAGCACTAGTTACACTGAAGAGCCTTAACTAGGCGAAACCCTAGCTATTAGCTGGGGTCTGTAACAATAATATCAACAGAAAGAGAGACTAAAAAATGCCAGATTTAGAAGAATTAAACGCTTTTATAGCCCTAAACTCTAAGAGCGAGCGTTCAACTGTGTATCAAAATTTACAGAGCGAGCGTCCAAACAGAAATGCTTCTTTTTTAGAGCGAGCGTTGTTGTCTTTACTTAGCACTATGCGAGGTAAGGTCATGAATGAACGTGAATTAAAAGCTTGGAATAACATTCCAGCATTTCTAAGAAGAACTGGCTATCAAGTAACACCACAGGACATAGAATATTACAACAGCTCTAAACCAAAGAGCGAGCGTAAACTTGCAATCGTTGCGAAAGTACCGAGCGAGCGTTCTCGAGTGTTAAACCGTAGACAGACTAAAGAATACGTCTTCGATATGCTTACGCCACTTATTACTAAGACCAGTAAGCTGACTAAAGGAGCATTAATGAGACATATAAGAACTAACTTTAAACATCAATCAACCTACGCTGATGTTGGCAAGGTAGCTAGTAAGATTATCAATCAGAATACCACTGGTAGATTTTCAAAATGGCACGTGGCAACAACAGCTAGATACATTAGGAGAAAATAATATGCAATATGAATATAAAGTAGAAGAGTACAGCCAAGACACAAGAACATACCTAATTAAATCCAATGAGCCACTTGATTATGAGTGGTTAAAAGAAAACTGGCATAGCTATTGTGATAGTAGTTATGAGGAAACAGTTGTTAAACATGAAGACGTTGAAATTTCTGATAAGACTGGAGCAAAAACTACATTAGAAGTGTTTCATGAGGGTACAGATTATGGTGATGATTGCCAACAAGACATATCCTGTACTAAAGGTGATTTTGCTGAAGAAGCAGACGTTGAATTAACTTATAATGAGGAGCAATAATATGACCATAACAAATGAAACTAGAATAGAAGCACTAAAAGAAGCTAGCATTTCTATAGCGTGCTGTTTGGATGAAGTGAGCGAAGTTACTAAAGAAGACTTAGAGCATATCCAAAGTCAGCTATGTATCTTAGAGAACTATGAAGATGAAGAAGAGGTTAGAAACAGAAAACTGACACGTGAATTGAAAGCAGACATTAGATACATGAGAAATGAAGACTAAATAGTTACACTGAAGAGGATTTTATATCCGAAACCCTAGAGCAAGCCTTTAGGGTCTGTAACAATTAACACAGAGAGGAAAATTATGAATAAAAAAAAAGATAACAAAGATTGGTTAGATGACCATTTAATTATTGATGGTGTTGATGCGGAAACCGCTAAACTAATCAAAGATAGATTAAGAGATAAGTTAAAAGACGATAAGCAGAAAGGATAATTATCCATAAAACTACACTGAAGAGCTAGTGAAACTCTAGCGAAACCCAGTTTAATTACTGGGTATGTAGGACAATTATTAACAAATAATAGTACTTAATCTTGCACTTGTATCCGTACAGGCATTAATTAACAATTATTATAGAAAGTGAGGTGATTCTTATATGGAACACAAACAGCACTGGTTACAAGCTCATTACTTAAAGCCTAGGTTATTTATAGGCAAAGGTAATATGGCTGGACACATTAGAGGTGATAGAAACCGTATCGCTGATAGCCCAGCACTAACTCTAACAATCAAGAATAAGAGGGAAACTTAAAATGACTACGACTATCAATCTCATACTTTTCAAAGTTACGATAGAGAACTTTAGTCGTTTTGTGTGGTTCAAAAATCGAACAAACCGTTTTGAGTTTATTCTTGATTTTGGATACTGGACGTTTTACGTTCATAAATAAGACCATTACAATATTTGTCTTGCCCTAGAGACGAATATTCAATATGAAAGGATAACCAAAGGGATAATCTATATGATTATAAAGACCGAAAAACTTCTATCAGTTATAGAAGAGTTTAGGCACTATCAGCCTAACATTGAAAGCACAGCTATTTCTGTGTTTTTAGTAATAGCTCTTCATCATACTAAAGAAGGAATACCAATGCAATTTGTAGCTGATAAGTTAGAGATTGCACAATCAACGGTTTCAAGAAACGTTACTAAATTCTTGAAGCTACCAAGATATAAGGACAATCCAATGGGCTTTTTAGAAAGCTTTGAAGACCCTTATGAAAGACGTAGAAAAATGGTACGTCTATCTCCAAGAGGAGTAAGTTTAATAGAAAATATCACTAATAGACTTTAAGACCTCTTAAACAATCAACATAGAGAGCGAGGTGAGGAAACATGGATTTCCAACGAAACCCGAAGCTCTTAACAGAAGTACTTCGTAAAATCTCTGCAAAGGGGTGGGACAAAGGACAAGCTGTTAGAGCTGGTAAAGTTATTGAGATACTGGGTAAAGGTATTTTAGTGACTGAGGTTAATGAACTGCATATCGAACATTTATGCACTACGCTAGAATCGAGAGGGTTTGCTGGTAGCACTATCAATCGCTACTTAGCTTCTCTAAGCAAAATGTTAAGTTATGCAAAACAAAAACATTCTATTTATCATTTAGATAGAATACCACATATCGAGTGGCATGAAGAGGGCAAAGCACGTATCAGATATCTGCAACCTGAAGAGGAAGTAGAGATGATACGAATAATGCGTAAGTATAACAAAGATGAATACTTAAATTTCTTCTTATTTCTACTCGATACTGGAATGAGACTGAGTGAAGCGTTGTATTTGAAGCTCGAAAACATTGGTGATATGCAAGGTAGTAAATACGCTATTTTAGAACACACCAAAAATGGGGACACAAGAAGCGTCCCATTGACAGAGCGAGCGTCAAGAATTGTCGCTGATAATACACAACATTCAGAACGTACTGACAGGATTTTCAACTTAAATGTATGGACAGTTGAAAGAAGTTGGCGTTGGCTGCGAGAAATGATGAAGCTAGAAGATGACAAACAATTTGTTATTCACTGCTTACGTCACACTACAGCCAGCCGTCTAGCCCAGTCAGGACAGGTAGAAATGCACTTAATACAGAATTGGCTGGGTCATAGGACTAATGCTATGACTATGAGATACGCTCATTTGAAGCCAAGCTCATTATTGGGTGGAGTAGACGTTTTGAACGTTTTAAACAAGAAACCGTAAGCGGATAGGTGTGCAAGAAGTTATAAGTCCTTGTGCACATTTTCCGTTTGCGGATAGTAGGAAGTTGTTGATTTTGTTGAATAAAAATGGTGGCTCGAGTCAGATTTGAACTGACGACACAAGGATTTTCAGTCCCTGTATCACAATACCCTCAAAAATTGTATGCTTTTGAGGATTGAATTTTGCTTACACCATAACGATTACAACAAGTCAGCAACTTTCCGCTAACACATACTACCCTTAAAGTACCCATAATAGAAGTCTTAATTTTAAAGAGATAAATCCCACCCATAACTAGGAGATTATATACTATGACTAAACTCATACAAGGTGTTGTTACATACACTGATGAAGCCAATCACGAAGCCGAGATGTTAAAACTTGGTAAGCAACGCACAAATAAGAGAAAGAATGAACACGTATTACGTGAAGAAGAGAGTGTTACAAACTATGGTAAGTTTCTAGTAGCTCAAACCATAAAACCACTTTCAGATGCTATATTTAATTTTATAGATGAATCATCTAAATTAAAAATAGGACAACCACCTATCGCCTACAGACTTCTATCTGAAGTCCAGCCTGAAATCTCAGCATTAATCACAGCAAAAACCGTTATAAATACCTTATCACAGAACAAGCCTTTAACTGCTATGGCAATAGTTTTAGGTGGTAAAATTGAGACTGAAATTGCACTAAAGAACTTTGCTAATTTAAACCCTGAGCTTTATTCTGTAGTCAAAGCTGACTTAGATAAAAGGTCTTGGAACTACAGTTATAAGAGACGTAAACTTAAAGAGAGTGCAAAGCGTGATAACGTAGAGATGTGGGAAGAGTGGACTACACCTGAGAAGTTACACGTGGGACTAAGATTAATAGAGCTTATGATTATCTCCACTGGTCTTATTGAAATTGTATTAGAGAAAGTGAAACACAAGAAAGCTAAAGTTGTGAGACAGACAGCTAAGACAAAACAATGGATAGCTGACAGAAATAGTTTTAATGAACTTTTAAATCCTGAATATCTACCTACAGTTATGCCACCTAAATCGTGGACAAGTCCTACAGGTGGTGGCTATTGGACTGAAGAAATGCCTGAGTTAGAACTTGTTAAACAGAAGAATAAAAACTTTAAGAAAGAACTAGAAAACTTTCAAATGCCTGAAGTCTATAGTGCGGTCAATGCTATGCAGAATACAGGTTTTAATATCAACACTGAAATACTAGAAGTAATGCAGACAATATGGGACAAGGATTTATCAATCGGGGGTATGCCACCAGTAGATAACTTGCCTATACCAAACAAGCCACTTGATATTGATACTAATGAAACAAGTAGAAAAGAGTGGAAGAAGTTAGCTGTTATAGCCCACACTGAAAATGCTCGCATGTTTTCTAAAAGATTATTGTATGCCAAAATTTTATGGATGGCTGACAAGTTTAAAGATTATGCTTCTATCTATTTTCCACAACAAATGGATTTTAGAGGAAGATGTTATGCTGTTCCAGCTCACTTAAACTTTCAATCTATAGACGGCTCAAAAGCTTTATTACAATTTTCACAAGGCAAAGAAATAACTGAGGACAATAATGGTTTATTTTGGCTGTGTGTACATGGAGCTAACGTTTGGGGTCAGGATAAAATATCATTAGAAGAGCGAGTGGACTGGGTGTTGGAAAATACAGAAATGTTAGAAGCCAATGCACAAGACCCTATTGCTAATCAAGAGTGGTCTGACGCTGATAAGCCATTTCAAGCTTTAGCTTTTGCAAAAGAGTTTTCTAAATTTAGAGCAGAGGGTTATGGTTTTATAAGTCATTTACCTGTTGCTGTAGACGGCACTTGTAATGGNCTACAAATTTACTCTTTAATGTTAAAAGATAAGATTGCTGGTAAATTAGTCAATCTAACAAAAACTTCACAACCTCAAGACATTTATCAAACCGTAGCTAATACTGTTAATGATAAATTAAAAGAGCTAGAAGCTATCAACACACCTTATGCAAACCTATGGTTACAGTATGGAGTAAAAAGAAGCACTGTTAAAAGAACTTGCATGACGATTGTATATGGAAGCACAAGATATTCTTGCACTGACTTTGTAGTTGAAGATTTAACAAAACGTAAAGACAGTGGAGAAAATCACCCATTTGGAAATGATGTATTTAAACCAGCTTCATTTCTATCAGGAATAATATGGGATAGCATTGGAGCTAAACTAAATAGTGCAAGAGTGGGAATGGATTTCTTACAAAAGATTGCACGTGTAGTTTCTAAAGAACAGCTACCTATCCACTGGATTACACCAGTAGGTTTTCCAATTTATCAATCATACCCTGAGATGAAAAGTAAGCGAGTTAAAGCTATGCTTATGGGACAGGTAATTAAACCTCGTATCAATACTGAAACAGACAAGACTGATAAACTAAGAATGGCAAATGGAGTAGCTCCAAATTTTGTACATGGATTAGATGCAGCAGCTATGTTGAGAACTGTCAATATTGCATACAGCAAAGGCATTAGAAACTTTTGTAACGTGCATGATAGTTATGGCACTACTGCTGGTGACGTAGAAACTTTATCAGAATGTTTACGTGAAGCGTTTGTTGAAATCTTTGATGACAGTAATGTTTTAGAAGAATTTAAAGAACACGTTGCAGTAATGTTACCTGAAGAATTAAGAAAAGAATTACCTGAGCTACCAGTGCAAGGTGATTTGGATGTTACCTCGATTAGAGAGAGTGACTTTTTCTTTGCCTAGATGTATCCGCTTGCGGATATAATGCTTAAAGTACCCTTAATAGATAATAATACCTGAGAGGATTAAATATGTCACCTGATGATTATGATGACTTGATGAGAACTATCTCATTAGACACTGCCGTTAGCCTAATGGGCGAAGGCTGGATTTTACAAACAGAAAATGGAGAAGACTATAATGCCGAAGAATAATTATGATAAGATTGTAACCCCTATTGGTGTGAGCCAGTATGCGTGGCTTACAAAACCTGACACACAATTTGACCCTGACGGTCACTACAAGGTTAATCTTATCTTGGACACTGACAAAGCTCAGGATGTCATTAACAAGATTGAAGCCAATGTTAAGAAAGCAATGGCTAACGCTAAAGAAAAGGTAAAAGGGAAAGCTGTAAAAGCTGCTCCGACACCTTACTTTGAACAGTTGGACGAAAGTGATGAGCTAACTGGTAAGACTGTGTTTAAGTTTAAAACAAAAGCACAGATTACAACTAAGGACGGTACTCTAATTCCAAACAGAGTTGCTCTATTTGATAGTGCTGGTGTTCCCCTCACTGACGCTAACGTATGGAGTGGGTCTGAAATGAAGGTGAGTGCCGAACTTATTCCTTACTATACTGCTATGGCTGGTGCTGGCGTATCTTTAAGATTACGTGCAGTACAAATTACTAAACTCGTAGAGGGTGGTAGTGGCAATGCTAAAGGTTATGGCTTTGGTGAGGAAGACGGATACAAATTGGAAACTTTTGAAAATGTAAGTAGTGATGAGACGGTTTCCGAAGAAGACTTTTAGTAACGTAGGATTACGTTATGGATTTCGTTCAGGTCTCGAAGACCGTATATCGAAAGAACTAGAATCCGCACGTGTGGAGTATGAGTACGAAAAGCACAAGCTTAAATATACTAAGCCTGAAAAGCTACATACTTATACTCCTGATTTTTACATAGTTAAAAGAAAAATATTCATAGAGACCAAAGGTCTTTTTACTTCTGCTGACCGAGCAAAGATGAGGTTAGTAAAAGAGCAACACCCAAAAGTAGATATTAGATTTGTATTTAGTAATTCAAGAAACAGAATTAGTAAAATTTCTAAAACTACTTATGCAATGTGGTGTGAAAAATATGGTTTTAAATATGCTGATAAGCACATTCCGAAAGAGTGGTTATGAGTAACAATAGACCTAACACAGATTATGTCGTTGTGTTTTCTTCTGAGACAAGAGAAGATGACATTGGCTTAAATGAAATTTCTAAAAAACACCGAGCACAAGGTTTCTTTAAAGTAGCTTATCATTACATAGTAAGACGTAATGGTGACATTGAAACAGGTAGAGCAGAGCAAGAAGCTGGCTCTCTATTAGGCTCAGGTATTATCAATAATTCTAACTCTATTGCTATTTGTTTAGTTGGCGATAGCACTATACATGGTTTACCTAATTATACTGATGAGCAATTAAGCGGTTTTCGCCTACTTGTAAACGATTTGAAATCGAGGTATAAATTATCAGTCGTTGGCTACAGAGATGTAGACAGCAGCTCTCATAATCCATACGTGGATGTTGAGTTATTGTTACAGGCTGGGGGAACTTAGACTTCTCCCAGTCCAATTCCAAAATATTTTCAACAAAAAAATTTAGTCCCTATGCAAGAAAGTGAATTTCTACACCACACGAACTGTAGCTATTGTTTATCCAAAGACAATGTAGCTGTTTATACAGACGGTCATACCTACTGCTTTGGATGTCAAAAAAGAACTAACGCAACAGAGGAAGTCCCACCAATGCAAGCACAATCACACACACCTAACAGTTTTATTCAAGGAACTGCTTCTCCCCTATCTAAAAGACAAATTGATTTACACACTGCAAAGAAATTTAATTATGAAGTTGGCACTAACAATAAGAAGCCAGTACAGATTGCTAATTACTATGACAAAGACGGCACTAAAGTTGCACAAAAATTAAGATACCCTGACAAAACTTTTCAGTGGATTGGTGATGTAAAATCTGCTGGATTGTTTGGACAGAACTTATGGCGTGACAAAGGTAAAATGGTTATTGTTACTGAAGGTGAGATTGATTGTCTTACAATGTCACGTTTAAATTCAAATAAATTTCCTGTTGTAAGTGTTAAGACTGGAGCTGCTGGAGCTAAGAAAGATATACAAAATTCTTTAGAATGGCTTGAGGGTTTTGACTCAGTAGTATTTATGTTTGATTCAGATGACGCTGGTAGAAATGCTGCTTTAGAATGTGCAAAAGTTTTATCACCAAACAAAGCAAAGATAGCAACGTTACCATTAAAAGATGCTAATGAAATGTTACTTGCTAACAGAGCTAAAGAACTTACTGATTGTATGTGGGGTGCAAAAGCTTACAGACCTGACGGTATTGTTTTAGGTGCTGACTTATGGGATGAGATTAAAAAAGAAGATGTATATGTTTCTGTTCCCTATCCTTTTGAGTGTATGAATATTAAAACNCATGGCTTACGTAAAGGTGAGTTGGTTACTATTACTGCTGGTAGTGGTGTTGGTAAATCTAGTTTCTGTAGACAAGTAGCATATCATTTACTTAATAAAGATTACAAAGTTGGTTACATAGCTTTAGAAGAAAGTGTTAAGCGTAGCTCATTAGGTATTATGGGAGTGGCTTTAGAAAAACCTTTACACCTAAGTCGAGAAGGAATTGAAGAAGCTGCTTTGAAGAAAGCTTTTGATGACACTGTAGGTAATGGTAATTTCTATTTATATAATCACTTTGGAAGTACTGCTTCTGATAATCTTATTTCTAAAATTAGATATTTAGCTAAAGCTTGTAACGTAGACTTTGTTGTACTAGACCATTTACACATGGCTCTCAGTGCTGTTGGAGATGAGACTACCAATGATGAAAGAAAACTAATTGATTATACTGTGTCAGTATTAAGAACTTTAGTTGAAGAAACAGGTATAGGATTGATACTGGTATCTCATTTAAAAAGACCTGAAGGTAATAAAGGTTATGAAGACGGTGTAGCTGTCTCTATGAATAGCTTGCGTGGCTCTGCTGCTATCGCACAGTTAAGTGACATGGTAATAAGCTTATCACGTGATTTACAAGACGATAAAAACTTAGCTAAAGTTAGTGTGTTAAAAAATAGATTTAGTGGCGAGACAGGTCATGTTTGTACTCTTCATTATAATTTAGAGACTGGACTTTTAAAACAATCTGACCACACAGAATTTAAAGATGAGTTTTAAACGGACAGATTGGACTTCCATGTTGTTACGCACATTGAAACAAGCTGAGAACAATCCAAACAAAGATATAACTTTTTACGTAACCAATAAATCTATTGCAGAGTTGTGTGAAGAAGCTTTGTTTACATTATCTTATGAACACGAAGCTGCCATGCGTATCCACGTAGAAATAGCAACCACACATTAAAGGACATATATGAAAAAAGTAAAATTCCCAAACACTATAGATGTATCTTATCACAAAATAGAAACAAAATTAATAAGCTCACATTTATCTCAAGAAGTTGGAGAACAGCAAGGCTGTTATGTAGCTAGAGATATGATTATTTATTTAGATGAAGATATTATTAATGAAGGTGGCACACGTGGAGTGTCACTTATAATGCACGAATTGGGTCATGCTTTATTCTATGTATACAACCTCAAGGATAGAGAAGAAGAGCCTACTGTAGATAGCTTTGCTAATGGCTACACAGAAATTTTATATCGCAACCCTCAACTCAAGAAATGGATTAATCAAAACACATGAGATACGTATTTGACTTAGAAACTGACGGACTACTAGACGCAGTTACAAAAGTACATTGCGTTATTCTTAAAGACATTGACACTGGTCACATTATTAATGTTAAAGTTAAGAAAGCTTTACAACTTTTAGAAGAAGCTGATTTAATTATTGGTCACAACATTATTAAATTTGACATTCCAGTACTTAAAAAACTTTTTGCTTTTACACCACAAGGTAAAGTATTTGATACTATAGTTGCAGCAAGGTTAGTCTACCCTGATATACGAGATAAAGATTTTGCTAACAAAGATTTACCAAGAAAATATATTGGCTCACATTCACTAGCAGCTTATGGATTTAGATTAGGCAATCTTAAAGGTGATTTTGACGGTGGTGACTGGCAGACCTACAGTGAAGAGATGTTACAATATTGTATTCAAGATGTAGAAGTAACACACAATCTTTACAAAAAAATATTAGACAAAGGATTTAGTGAACAAGCTATGCAGCTTGAGCATGATGTTGTTACCTTAATAAACAAACAAGAATTACATGGTTTTACTTTTGATGTAGACAAAGGAGAAGCACTTGCAGCTAAACTTAATGTCAGACGTTTTGAAATAGAAGATGAACTACAGGAATTATTTCCGCCACGTACTTTAAGTATTCCTTTTATGCCTAAAGTTAATAACAAAGCTAGAGGATATGTTAAAGGTGAGTTGTTTTATAAAACTAAAGTAGAAACTTTTAATCCTTCAAGCAGACAGCACATTGCGGAGCGTTTAAAATCTTTATACAACTGGCAACCTGAAGAATTTACAAATGACGGCTCACCTAAATTAGATGATGAAACATTGAGCAAGCTTCCATACAAAGAAGCTAAAATTCTTGCTGAGCATTTTCTTTTAGACAAGCGTATAGCTCAGTTAAGCACTGGTAATCAGGCTTGGTTATCTAAACGTAAAGGCAATAAGATACATGGCACGTGTAATACTAACAGTACAGTTACAGGAAGAGCTTCACACACCTCACCAAACTTAGGACAGATACCAAGTACTGCTGTTCCTTATGGTAAAGAGTGCAGAGAATTGTTTACTGTTCCTGAAGGATACAAGTTAGTTGGTATAGATATTTCAGGTCTTGAAGTACGTATGCTGGCACACTTCATGTCTAAGTATGACAACGGTGCATACACTGATGTTGTTTTAAATGGTGACATACACACAACTACACAAAAACTTGCTGGCTTAGATTCAAGAGATGTAGCTAAAAGATTTTACTATTGTTTCTTATATGGTGGTGGTGTCAAAAAGATTGCACAGGTTATAGATAAGAAAATAAATATTGCTAGTGCTATCAAGAAAAGATTTTTAAATAATTTACCAGCATTAAATAAACTAATAGAGCAAGTACAGGCTGCTTCAGAGCGTGGACATCTTATTGGTTTAGATAAGAGACAAGTAAAAGTACGTTCTGCACATTCAGCTTTAAACACCTTACTACAAAGTGCTGGTGCTATTGTATGTAAACAATGGTTAGTTGAATTTGACAGAGCTGTGAAGAAAATACCTAACGTCCAACAAGTCGTATGGGTACATGACGAGATACAAGTTGAGTGTCTTGAAAAGGATGCACAAACAATCGGAGAATTAGCTGTCGAAGCGATAGAACGAACAGGCAAACACTTCAATCTACGTATCCCATTAACAGGGGAATTTAACATAGGAAATAATTGGAGTGAAACACATTGACCAAAGCAAATAAAAAATTCGACATTGATTTAAAGTATGGACAAGAACGTGAGCAACGTATTGTTTCAATACTCGACACTGATAAATCTAAAATAGAAGTAAAAACAGAACGTGATTGGTGGTTTAAGACTGGTAACATTGCTATTGAAATTGAATCTAATGGCAAGCCGTCAGGTATCATGGCAACTGAATCAGATTACTGGGTGCACATTCTTGCACAAGGTAAAGATGATTATTGCAGATTAATTTTTGATACTGACACTGTTCGTAAACTTGCTGAGACTTACAAACATACATTAAAAAATGGTGGTGACGGCTGGCGTACAAAATTTGTACTCGTACCTTTATCAGAATTATTTGATAAAAAAAATTTACACTAACTAATACGGAAGAGGAACTTATGCCTAGAAGAATACTTATAGACGGTGACATATATGCTTATCGCACTGCAATACAGAATGAAGTTGCAACTGATTGGGGTGAAGATTTTTGGACGCTTCATGCTGACGCTATGCAATCTAAAAGATTGTTGGATGATACCATTGAAGAGATAAAAAATAATTTAGGTGGTGATGAAGTTGTTGTTGCACTAACTGACTCTAAGAATTTTCGTAAAGATGTTCTACCCAGTTATAAAAGCAATCGTAAAAATCTTCGCAAGCCCATGATTTTATCTGAGTTGCGACAGCATTTAATTGATAATCATAATACTGTTATCTATCCAAACTTAGAAGCAGATGATGTTTTAGGTATCCTTGCTACTACACCACACGAAGACAATGAAGATATTATTGTTTCAGTTGATAAAGACTTAAGACAAATACCCACACGTGTCAGCCCTGACGGTAAAGATGTTTGGTCTGTGAGTAAGCAAGAAGGTGACTACTGGTTTATGATACAAGCTTTAACTGGTGATGCTACAGACGGCTACACTGGTTTACCTAAAGTTGGTATTAAAACTGCTGAAAAAATTCTTGGA